CTCGATGAGCTGGCCGTCGAGGATGCCGAGCAGGTCCACGTCGAGCAGGCCGCGCACGCGCTTGATGGCGTCCACGTTGATCGCGATCGTCCACGTGCGGCCGGCGTTGTCATTGAAGGTCTTCATGCTCAGGTCCCTTCCACCCAGCTGCGGAACACGGCGAGCTTCGCGGTGACGCTGACCGTCAGCGCTTCCTCGAGCTCCTCACTCCGTGTGAACGACGTGATCGAGAAATCGCCGTCGGGCCCTTGGCCGTTGGCCTGGTCGAGCACCTTCAGCGCGATCAGCCCGTTGGTCAGGAAGGCGTTCTTGATGGCGGTGAAGCCGGCGTCCGCCGGGTCCCACACCATCTCGAAGTCCACCGAGCACTCGCGCAATGTGGGCGCGGTCGCCCGCCAGCCGAGGTTGGCCCGCGTGGTCACGTCGGCTTCGCCTGCTTCGAGGTTGAGCGTCACGTTGCGGACGTTGGTCAGCTCGGTCGACGCGGGGTTGCCGGCCGTGCCGTGATACAGCTTTGCATTCATCCCCAAGACGAAGTTGGGCATGACTGAGTCCTCCTTGACTGCCGCGCCCGGGCTACGTCACCGCGAGTTCGATCACCGTGCCCGCCGTCGCCTTCAGGTACACCGTCTGGCCGTACGAAGGGCCGAGCATCACCATCGAGTCGGCCGGGATGGTCAGCTTGGCGGTCCCGCCGGCCACGTCGCGGACCTCCACGTTCGCCGCCAGCGGATGCACCAGCAGCGTCGCGCCGCGCGGCACTTCGACCGGCTGGTCCTCGCCGCTCGCGGTCAGCGGTTCGATGGCCTGGAAGTTCATGGGCAGCTCCTTGCGCGTGATCTGGACCTGGGCGGTATAGAGGAACACGTGCAGCCCGGCCTGCGTGGCCCGCAGCGACGAGCCACCATAGACGGCGCCGCCCACCCGCGCGCTGTTGACCTCGCTGCGCGTCCACGGCCGGCCGGTCGCGGGCGATGTACGGGCGAACACGAAGACCGTGTCGTAGGCGATGCTGGGCGTGAAGTTGGCCGTGGCCTGTTCGGAATTGCCAACGTGCAGCACCGCGCGCCCCGATGCGCTGGACGTGTTCCGCCAGCACATGGCTGCGGCCACGGCGACGATGCGCTCGCACACGCGCAGGGCCAGGTCCGCGACGGCGACATTGAACGCCGCCGTCGGGAAGTACCCCTCGAGGTACGACGCGTCGCCGTCGTGCGGGACCTGTGCGACGTTTTCCCAGTACTGCATGACGTCACCCCACTCCAATCGCGCCGCCCGGCTCCAGTTCCTCCGGCGGCGGCGGATACCATCCGCTGGCGGTACCGTCGCCGTTGGCGTTGAGCCGCGCCACACGCGCCGTCGGGCCGAACAGCGTTGCATCGTCGCACGTGTAGATGTCGTCCACGTCGACGGTGTAGCCCTGCGACGCAAGGTTGATGCGCTTGCCCAGGTGGGCGCTGTTCATCGAGCCGCCCGGCGAGCCGAGTCCCTGCGCGACGACCTGCCCGTCCATCCGCCAGGTGTAGCGGTCGATGAGCACCGCCAATTCGCAGAAGTACCAGCGGTTCAACGTGAGCGGACCCCACGTCGCGACCGGCGGCGAGACGCCCGAGCCCAGACACAACTGGATGTTGCCCGTCTGGCCAAGACGCAGCGACGCGCGATGCGTCGTGTTCGCCGCGATCAGCAGCAGGTACTCCCAGCTCTTGAGTGTCTGCGGCAACGCCAACACGCGCAGGCCGAAGCCCACGGTGTACGCGGTGCGGCTGATCGTGGCCGGGTTGCCGTTGTTGTCGTAGCCGTTGGCCAGCGTGATGTACGTCACGACCATGCCCGAGGGCACGGTGATGCGACAGCCGTAGTTGCCGTTGCGCTTCGCGGCCGCCGAGACGGCTATGCCGCCGCTGTAGGTGATCACCTCACCGAGATCGCCCGCTTCGAAGCCCGCAAACCACTGCAGCGGCATCGGCGCTACCTCCGCACCCGATACGTGACGGTCAGGACGCTGGTGAACTGGCGGTGCTGCTCGAGATGCTCCGGCGCGAACACCGGCTCGTTCTCGAGCGCCAGCCACACGGCGGCGGTGAACCCGTCGAGTCGGTGGCCACGCAGGTGATCGCCGATCTCCTCGACCAGCTTCATCAGCGCGTCGAGCTCGGCCGGTTCGTCGGGGATCACCTTGCGCTGCACGCCGATGTCGATCGAGCAGTCGTAGAAGCCGTCCGTGCGCGTGGCAGCGCTGATCGCCAGGCTCTTCGGGATGACCGTGACCTTCACCGCTTCCAGCGCCGGCAGTTCGACCACGGGCCGGTAGCCGCGCTCGGCCTGGAACGGCAGGCTGAATGTGCCGCCGTTGAGGCTGGTCACAATCGCATCGGCCAGAGCGATGAGTGTGCTGTCCGCCATCGTTCACGACCCCTTCATCAAGCCTTCGATCCACGCCCCGATGAACTTCAGCAGTAGCGTGCCCACGCCACACAGCGTCGCCAGCGAGAGCTTCTGGATCGCCGCCAGCCGGCTCTCGACGCGCTCCATCCGCACCAGCAGCGACTTCTCGGGGTGGTTGTTGCCGAACACCGCCGAACGGATCTCGCGCACGTCCTTCAGGCAGGTCGGCTCGTGCGGACAATCCTCAGGCTGTACCGTCGCGTGCGTTCCGTCGGGGCTCATCTGCGTCACTCCATCCCCACGAACTTCGTGTGAATCCGCAGCGTGTTGCGATGCGGATCGCTGTAGCGCCCCGGCGGCTCGCCGCCCGGGGCCATCACCTCGTAGAGGAACACCTGCGCGCCCACGGTCTCGCGGATGCGGTCACCGGCCTTCGGTTGCTCCTGCGTACCACTGAGCACCAGATCCGCCGCCGAGATCAGGTAATCCCGCGACTCGGTGCGGTGAATCACGCCGTACTCGTCGGCCTGCTCGAACACGGTCTTGCCGATGGTGGCCGGCAGGTCCACGCCCTCTGCGCCGCGGAGGTAGGTCACCGTCCGCGTCAGGTGGCGCGACCGCTGCTGGTCCAGCCAGGCGGCGCCGCGTTCGAGCAGGTCCGACACGGCGGCGCTCCTACTGCATCAGCCGCACACGGACCGTCGCGTCAGCGTCGGCCGCGGCCTTGACGGCCTTGCCGATCAGCTTGTTGGCGCCCGACTCGTCGTCGGCCTTGGCCACCTGCTCGGCGACATCCCAGTAGAGCTTGGTGCCGGCGCTGATCGCGGTGCCGCCGCCGGTCGCCTTGGGAAGGTCGAACACGCCGGTAACCGCCAGCGCGCCGAGCCCGTTGGCCGCGATTGCCGTCTTCGCCACGCCGACCAGCTCGCCCTGGACGACCACGTCGCCGGCGGCGACCGCCGCGCCCGGCGTGTAGTCCACCGTGTTGCCGTCATGAACAAACGTTGCTGTTGCCATCGCTATGTACTCCCTGGGGATGACTTCGCCCGAGCCCAAGCCGGCGTCGGGCGTGTCCCCGGTCATGCCGCCATCAATCCGGCTCACACCTCGCCCTTGCTCTTCACGCCGCCACGGGGTTCCTGCAGCGCGACGCCGAAGTCGTGGTAGCCGCGCATCTGGACGCCGAGCACGTTGAAGTCGGCATCCGCGGTCTCGATCGTGGGGGACTCCTGCCCGTTGAGGAACGCGACCTCGATGACTGGCAGGTCGATCGGGTCGGCCAGGAGATACCAGGCCTTGTCGCTGTTGCCCGTGTATTGCGTGTTGCTGAGGTACCGGCTCACTTCCACCCGGAACTTACCCGTGTGCGGGTTGGCGACCGGGTAGGTCTGGTCGTCCACGGTGCTGCGGATCTCCAGCGACTTGTACAGCACCGTCGCGATCGCGCTCAGCGCGGTCGGCACGAGCACGACCGCCGGCATGGCGCCGAGCGGCTTGCCGTCCGGGTCGGTCTGGTTGAGGAACGCGACCTCGGCCTTGGACAGCCCCTCGATCGACAGCGCCGTGTCGGCGCCGGTGAGGTAGTTGTTGTTGCCGGCGGCGAAGAACGCGGCGTTGTTCATGAAGATCGACCAGAAGACGTCGTTGATCTTCAGGCCGCTGCCGCGTCCCAGCTTGCGGGGCACCGTGGTGATCGCGCCGAGGTCGTCGTTGATGATGTCCCGGCGGTCGAGCGACAGGAGCAGACCATACGTGTCGGCCTTGTTGGTGTAGGCCTGCTCGCCCAGCGTCCCGTGCTTCAGTTCGCCGCCCGGCGCCACCTGCTCGTACTGATCCTTGCCGATCAGCCGGTAGCTGGTGACGGTCTTAAAGTCGCTGACGTTGCGGACGGCGCAGAGGTTCCGCCACGTCCGCTCCACGCTGAAGAAGCCCTCGAGCAGGAACTTGTTGGCGACGTTGCTGAGGATGCCGCCGATGTCGATCGTTGAGAACCCCGCCTGGAGGCTCTGACCGAACGCACAGCGCAGCACCTCGCGGCTGTCGCGGAAGTTCCAGCCGGTGTAGCCGTTGGCCCGGGCCGCTTCGAGCAGCAGCTCCTGGAGCCCGATGCCGCCGCGGAAGCGGCGGGACGCGGCGTCCAGCGTCTGCTCGTCGTACAGCTCATCGATCTTGGTGACCTTGCCGGTCAGCATGCAGGCGGCCTCGAGGACCTGGCCGCTCATCGTGTCGCTGGCGACATGGATGGCCGGCGCCTTCGGACGGCTGGCGCGCAGCTTCTCCAGCTCGGTCTTCTCTTCGGTCCAGCCCTCGGCGATCGCCTGCTCCTCGATCTGCGGGAGCCGGCTCCCACAGATCCGCCGGATTGCGGCGATGCGCTTGCTCTCGGCCAGCGCCTGCGCGCGGATTTCGGTCGCCGGGTTGACGGACGGGTTGGCCTCCGTGCCATTCCCGTCCGTCGGACCCGCGCGCGGGGGCTCCGGCGTCACCGTCGGGTTGCTCTCATCGGTCTGCGTGACCGGCGTATCGGTGTTGTCGTCCATGACATCGTTCTCCTGCTGCTGCGCCGCGATGGTCGCGGTGGTGCCGCCGTCGGCGCCGAGGTCCACGAAACTGAACTCGCCCAGCACCGTCCGCCGGGCGACGTAGAGCGGGCCGTCGAATGTGCGGCCGTTGACGGTGACGCTCTTGCCCGCCCGCACGAAGTCGGCCTGGGCCACCTGCGCCCCGATCGACGCCTGCCAGGGAAAGCCACGCTTGCCGCTGGCCACAACTTCGCGCGCCACAGCCGTCTCGCGGCTGACGACGCCCTCGGCGATCAGCCGGCCGCTTTCGATGGCGATGCGTTCGGTGTGCCCGACACCGGCATACATGCTGTGGCCGAAGCGCACCGGCCGGCGCTGCGAGGGGATCGAAAGCCCCTCGAGATCGACGACCACCGGGTAGCGCCAGCCCTCGACGTGCATCGGTTCGCCGGTGTAGGCCAGCATCGTGAAGCGCGGGATGGCCGGCGCGTCGCCCTCGACGGCGGCCGCCTCCAGCGTGATGCGCTCCGCCTTGCAGACCAGCGCCAGCCGATCGGGAACCTGCTCCGCCGCCTCACGCGGCGGCGCGGGCGTTTGCGTCTTCCGTGACATCGCCCTCATCCTCCTGTTCGTTGTCCGTAACGGCCGGTGCCGCTTGTTCTGTCGTCAGCCCCAGCTCTCGCATCAGCGCCAGCTCGCGGCCGCGCTGGCGCAGCTCGCTCTCCCAATCCAGTCCCTGCTTGGCAAACTCGACGGCCAGCGTGGTCGTGTTGCTGGCCAGCCGCGTCGCCTGGGCGTTGGCTTCCTTGGCCGGATCGACGTGCTCGAAGCCGTCCCAGAACCACTGGTGCGGGAACTCGGCGTCGCGCGTGCGCAGCGACTGCGGCAGGTACCCCTCGATCAAGACCGCCTCGTTCAACCACGCGGCCAGCACGCGGTCGAGCACGACATCGCCGAGGTGGGCCTGGTCGATGCGGATCTTCTTGAAGAACGCCTGGTGATCGAGGCGGCCGGATGCGTAGTTCATCTGGGCCGAGTTGCCGAGCGCCACGTTGAGCGGGATCTCCAGGCAGCGGGCGATCTCGTTGATCACCTCGTGCTTGAAGTCGCCATATACGGTCGTGGGCTGCTCAGCCCGGACCTGGTTGATCTTCCAGCCGTACGGCATCGTCAGCCACGTGCCGCGGTCCATCTCGACCGTGTCCATCGGCTCGACGTTCGAGGCGTCGGCGTCGGCGGGTGCATCGGTGTAGATCACACCACTCGGCAACGCCGCCTGCTCGGCGGCCCCCAGCACCGCCAGCGTGTACCGCCGCAGCATCGCGAACAGCGGCAAAGCCGGCGTGATCTCCGGGATGCCGCGGCTCTGGCCGGGCCGCTCGGCGCGGAACAGGTGAATGACCGATTCGACCGGCATGTCGTCGAAGTCGGTGCCGCCGTTGCGGAAGGCCGTGTTATCGCCGGGATGGCGGCGGAGGATCGTGTACGCGACCGGGTTGCCGAACTCGTCGAAGACGATGCCGTCGACGGTGGTACCGGCGTCTCGCCGGTAAGCGGGTGTCGGCCACGGCGACGCGACCTGATCGGCCTCGATCAACCGCACGTCGAGCTGCACGGGTGCGGCGATCCGCGGGTTGCTGGTCAGCAGCCCGAAGCACTCGCCGCTCTCGCACTGCCCGACGCGCATCGTGCGGAGCTTGTGGGCCAGGGCGATCGCCTTCGCCCAGCGCGAAAACTCCTTCTCGACGACGCGGTTGGCTTCAGGATCGTCGGTGAGCATCTGAAGCCGCGGGCCGGTGCCGACGATGTAGTTTGCCAGTGTCGAGACGATGCCCCGCGCGTAGCTGTTGTTGGCGACCTCGTACCGCGCCCGGCTGCGCAGGATGCGCCGCACGTCGGTGCTGGCCGCGGCGTTCGCTGAAAGAAGATCGGCGTTGGCCCAGTGCCGGCGGTTCTCGTACGTGGTCTGCGCGGCATCGTACTTGCCGCGCACGATGAGCACGCGAGGCCGTGGCACTGCGGCATCCGCGGTCTTCCGAGCACCGAGTTGTCGGAGCCACTTCAGCACGTCACACTGCTCCTGGCGGGACCACCTTCGTCATCCGCACGCCGAGGCCCTTCTTCGCGGCCTCCTTGCTGGCGAGGTACCGGTCGGCCTCGATCTGGTCCGGCAGCGGCTGCTGCTTGACCGTCTGGCCGTCGACCGACACCTCGGCCGGCTGCTGTGCCGCCTCGCGGATCGCATCCTCGATCTCTTCCGCCATCGCGTTACCGCTCCATCTGCGCCACGAGCGTGCCGCTGATCCCGTGAAGCCAGCGCGCCCAGGCGATCAGCCACCACGCCCACCACGGCCGGCGGCGCGTGGTGAGCGTGATGAGGCTGGCGGGGCCGCTACTCACGGACATGGTCCGCCACGCGGGCCAGGATCGAGTACGGCCGACCCGGCTCGGCGATCGCGAACTCGCGCGTCACCGGCTCGCCCTCAGCCAGGTCCAGCTCGAACACCTGCGCCCCGTTGAACTGCAGCGCGGCCTCGAAGTCGTTGCGGTACAGCTCCGCCGTGGCCGCGTCCGCCTGGATCACGACCGCCTGCCCGAACGTCAGGCCCGACAGCGGCGAACCGTCGGCGTCCGTGGTGGGCGGCGTGAGCGTGAACTCGCCCGCGCGATTGGAAATCTGCTGAGCCGAGAGGCCGGGCGCTCCGGGGGCCTGAATGTCCATCGTGTCGAGAGTCGCAATCGTGACCGGGCCGAATGACATCGTTGTCTCCTCGAAGATGCGGACCAACCGGCGGCGCGACCGTCGCGCCGTGGCAACAGTGCCCTGACATTGGTTACCTATGCCGCGGCGTGCCCAGCGCACCGCCCAGCGCCGGAAACCCCCGGAAGGGCCAAGGATCGTTCCATATGTAGACCTTGTCGGGCAGAACTGGGGTAATCGGGGGTCTTACGTGCTTCGCTCAACCGTCGTTATGCGCCGGCCGCAGTGACGGCATTCTCGCCGTCGCATGATCCGGCCGCCCCACGAGGCCCGTGTATAGACCACCCAGAAGTGCCGGCAGCCGCACTTGGGGCAGACAAGACCGCGCTGTTCTTGCGGCTTCTTGGCGGGCTTCGGAGCTTGCAGGTTCATCGCCGCGCCCCCTGGAGGTCCGAGAGTCGCATCGTCGGCCGCGGTTTGGGCGCATCGCCTGCTAGACCTGCTGGTGCCGCGCCGCCCATCGACGCCGCCACAGCGCAGCCGACCAGACAATCCAGCCAGTGGTTGTCGAGACCATCGACGCGGAGCTTCCACTCGTCCACTGTGCGGCCACGCCCTTCGGTCTTCACGCGGTACTCGCTGGTCAGGTGGTCAGCGAGCAGCCGGTGTCGCTCCGGCTGCCGGCCGAACAGCGACAGACAGCCAGGATCACCCATCGGCACCGCCAAGCGGGCATGGATGAACGACTTCCAGTAGTTCGTGTCGAATACAACGTGCCGCACGGTGCGCCGGCCGGTCGTCACCGGGATGCGCCAATTCAGCCCGACGCGGTCGCCACGCTTGCGCTTGTACTCGCTGAACGGGATGCTCGAAGCACCGACGTAGCGGCCGTGGCTTGGCATGACCACGCCGGCGTGTTTGCTCTGCCTGCAGAACTGGTACACGACGTCCGACGACTGCCCCCAGTTTGCGTCGATCAAACAGCGGTCGATCCGCACGGTCGTGCCGTCATCACGCTGCCACTCACGGCCCAGCTTGGCCTCGGCCAGCCGCTCGAGCCCGGCGTAGATGGCGCCTTCGATGCCCGCGCGCGGCGCTGCCGCGGCCAGCGTCCGACGGATGTCGCGCAGCGTGAAGTACGCCGCCTTCTGGTCCGGTTCCGTGCCGTAGTCGAGGACGTACCCCGTGAAGTCGCTCTCCCACGCCGCGACCAGCCAGAACAGCGCCTTCGCCTGCACGTCCACGAACATCGTCACCTGCGTCGCCGCCAGCGGCGCCTCGCCGCGGCGCTGGCCGTTGAGCTTCGCGACGATCTCGTCGACCGTCAGCAGCTCGTCGTCGACCTGCTCCTCGGGCAACGGCTCGTTCTGGTACTCCGCCCAAAACGCGGCGTCGCCACGGTCGAGCCGGAGGTTCATGGCATGCTGGACGGCGGAGAGCTCGTCAGGATGATGCCGTTCCGGCCAGGCGACCACGGCGCCCTCGTCCATCGCCTCGCGATTGGCACGGTAGAACTCGGTCGCCTCGCCGGCGCCACGGTCGGCACGCATGCCTTCGCGCCACAGTTCCGCATACCGGGCCCAGAGCGCTTCGTCTGCGGGGAACGTATACACCATCTTCGTCCGTTCACCCTGCCACTGCGGGTGCTTGTCACGGTCGAGGATGCGATCGGCCAGGTCGTCCGGCCGCACGACGGTCAGCGCCATCAGCCCGGCAATCTTCCGGCCGGGGCCCGCCAGACCGAGGATCGCGCCGGACAGGATGCGCTCGCGCGTCATGCACTGTGACGGCGAGCGCGCCGATTCATCCGTCTGCGGATCGTCGATCAGGACGAGCGAAGGCCGGACGCTGCTGCCGTCCGCCCGTTTGTGCTTCATGCCGCGGATGCGCCCCGTGATGCCGGCCACCTTGATGATCGCGCCGTTCGACTTGGGCGAGCGGTTCCCCAGCCACTCGTGCGGCGGCAGCGTGGGCAGCACGATCTCCCGCGCGGTCCAGCCGATGTGCGTCTGCTTGCCCTGAAAGAGCTGGCCCGCCGAGCGCTGGTGAATGCCCTCCAGAGCCCGAACCGGACCGACCACCTCCGAGAAGTCGTCCTCAAGGAGGTCGTTGGTTTCCAGCTCGACCTTGATCGAGTCGAGCATGCTGGCCGCGTGCTCTTCGTCACTGCCGATCAGCGCGACGAACTCCCGATGCCCGTACACGAGGGCCCACAGACAGGCGACTTCGCATAGGGACGTCTTGCCGCTGCCGCGCGGCATCGCCATCGCGAACAACCCGCCCTCCAGCACGGCCTGCTCGATCTTGGCGATGACCTTCAGGTGATCGGGCGACCACGGCAGGTGGAAGGTCTGCGGGAAGTACTGCTCGCAGAAGAACTGGAATTCGCGTTCCGCGCGTCGGCGTTGCTCGGGATTGCGCGGGGGATGCACCCACTCGCCCGCGGCGATATCGCGGCCCAGTAGCGCCATCTCGCGATTGCGCTGCGCCGCCCGCTCCTTGTGTGCGTCGTAACCACTTAGTCCCGTGGGCTCTGGCCGAGGCCGATGGCGCTCCAGCACCAGCCACGCCACGTAGCGCAGCAGATCGACCGTGCGGCCATCGCCGATGCGGAATCCCGCCCGCGAGCGGTGGCGGTGGAGCTGCCGCTCGGAAATCACTTCGCCGAGCGGCGTGCTGTTGAGCAGCCGCACGAGTTCGGTCGGCTTCAGTTTGCGCGGGTCAATCGGCACGAGCGGCCATCTCCTTCACGAGCCACGCGGCGTACTGGATCAGGTTGAACGTGCCGTCGGCATTCGTGGGCGCGCCGGCGCTTAGGTCGGCCTGCAGCATCTCGACCGTCACGGCTTGGCCGCCGACGGCCGACAGCAGCTGGGCCGCATCGGCAGGCGACAGCGCCGTCGGGTTCAGCTTGGCATCTCGCCCGTCCATCTACGCCGCCCTCTGCTCGGGGCCGCCCACCGCCCCGACCGGGCCGCCCCGCGGCGGCATAGGTAACCAATAGGGACCCACGGTCGCCCGGGAGGCCACGAGAGCGCTCTCATGCGCGACATTGCCGCCGACTCGGACCTGGCGCCAAGACATGCAAGGAATTCTCGGAATTCTCGCAGAGTCGCCTTGCTTTCCGGCCGACCGGCTGGACTCATGTGGCTGTACGCACGGCGCGTACGCGGAGACATGCAGATGACCAAGAAGCGGAACACGACGGCGTTCGACGCGACCTTCGCCCGGGCCAAGCGGATCAAGGACGCCCGGCGCCAGGCCGCCCGGACCGGCAACCACGACGAGCTCATCGAAGCGCGGATCGCGGACATTGCCGCGACCCACCTGGTGGGCGTCGAGACACTCGAGACGCGGAACAGCGACCGGCTCGATTTCCACGAGGTCTCGGTCGCGACGCTGCGGCAGGCCCTGCGGGCGGCGTACCTCGCCGGCCACAGCGACGCCCTCGAGTTCGCGAGCGGCCGGCCCATCCGCTAGCGACCCGAACGCGAGCGCCCCGCGGGGCGCCAGCGCCCGGGCCGCGATGGGGCGGCCGGTAGCAGGAGCACAAGCATGGCGAGCAGATTCGATGGAGCGGTACACGACGGGGCGAACGCCGACATCGGCAGCAACCGTGACGGCGAGCGCGTCGTCCGCCTGGACCTGATGTACAGCCGTGGAACGGCCCCGAGCGGCACAACGATGATCCTGACGCTCGACGCGGCGATCGCGCTGCGTAACCACCTCGACGGCCTGTTCGCCGCCGCGGGCGTCGACGACAGCGGCGGCCTGGTCGACGAGGGCGACGCCTGCCCGAACTGCGGGGAGCGTCGCCAGGACATGCTGGTGTGGATCGAGAACTCGGCCGTCGAGAACGAGGTGCAGTGCGAAGCCTGCGGGATGGTCTACCGGCTGAGCCACACCGCCCAGCAGTGACGCCGCCGAAACGCGGGCCAGCCCCGCGTCGCCCGGGCGCGTGAGACCCGGGCCTGACGAGGCAACGCGAAGGAGACGTGCATGAAGAAGAACGACGTCGAGACTGGCGCGACGTATGTCGCCAAGGTGAGCGGCAAGCTGGCCCGCGTACGAGTCCAGCGCGAGAACCCGCACGGCGGCTGGGACGCCGTCAACGTCGACACCGGCCGGCAGGTGCGGATCAAGAGCGCGCAGCGCCTGCGGTTCGAAGCCGCCAGCCCAAAGCGAGCGAAGGCCATCGCGGCGGCCGACCAGGAGAACGCCCGGCTGCGCGACGAGCGCGAGCGGTCGCCCGATGCGATGACCGCCAGCGAGCGGGCGATGGCGGAAAGCACCGCCGCGACCGTAACGGCAAGCGATGAAGTTGAAGCCGCACCTGACGCCGGCGACCCCGATGTGTGCGCGACGGTGGGCTGCGGCCGACCGGCGGCGCTGACGTACCTGGGCCGCCCGCGGTGCCAGGAGTGCTACGAGGACGATGTCGCCGACGGCGACGAGACGAGTGAGACCCCCAACCACGAGGAGAGCGACATGGCAAAGGCGAAGAAGACGACGAAGAAGAGTGCGGCGAAGACCACGAAGGCCCCGAAAGCGGCCAAGCAGCCCAAGGCCCCAAAGCCGAAGGCCGCCAAGCCCGCCGGCGAAGTGAAGCCGAAGCGTGTCAGCGCCCTGGACGCGGCCGCCGAGGTTCTGAAGAAGGCTGGCAAGCCGATGCGCAGCCAGGAGATGATCGCCGCGATGGCCGAGCAGGGCCTGTGGACCAGCCCCGGCGGCAAGACGCCGCACGCCACGCTCTACGCGGCGATCCTGCGCGAGATCGGTGCCAAGGGCGGCGAGGCCCGCTTCCGCAAGACCGACCGCGGGCAGTTCGAGTACGCCGGCTAGCGCCGACATCACACGCCCTCCCCTGAAGCCTCGGCGACAACCGGGGCTTCCTCTTCGGCCTGAGCATCTCCCGCTGTCCCGCCGACGCGCTCAGCCTTCCGACCCGTGAACTTCTCCCAGCGCTGGACGATGACGTCGCAATACAGCGGGTCGAGCTCCATCAGGAATGCCCGCCGTCCCGTCTGCTCCGCCGCGATCAGCGTCGATCCGCTACCGCCGAACAGGTCCAGCACGTTCTCGCCCGCGCGCGACGAGTACTGCATGGCCCGCACCGCCAGCTCGACCGGCTTCTCGGTCAAATGGATCATCGATTGCGGGTTGACCTTCTTCACCGACCAGACGTCGACCGCGTTGTTCGGGCCGAGGAAGACGTGCGCGGCGCCTTCGCGCCACCCGTAGAAGCACCACTCGTGGTTGCCCATGAAGTCTTTGCGGGTGAGGACGGGATGTTCCTTGACCCAGATGACGGCCTGGGAGAAGTACAGTTCGCACGCCTTCAGAACGGGTGGATAGTTCCCACAGTTTGCGTAGCCGCCCCAGATGTAGAACCCGCGTCCAGGCAGCAGCACGCGGGCGATGTTGCCGAACCAGGCGTGCAGCAGCTTGTCGAACGCTTCGTCGCTGACGAAATCGTTCGCCAGCGGCCGGTCCTTCGCGCGGAGCTTCTTGTGCGTGGGCTGCGCGACGCTCGGCCGGCGGTGCAGGTCGAACCCCTGGTGGTGCGTCATCCCCGGCCCGCCGAACGACGACAGCCCGGCGGCAATCGCGTTGTTGCTGCGCGGCTCGACCCGCACGTTGTAGGGCGGATCGGTGTTCACAAGATGCACGGGCAGCAGCTTGGGCTTGATGTCCGTGCCGGCCGGCAGGTCGAGCACCTTCGCCGGCTCAACCGCGAGCAGCGAATCCACGTCCGCCGTCGAAGCGCTGTCGCCGCACATCAGCCGGTGCTCGCCGAGCAGCCACAGGTCGCCGCGCTGCGCGACCGCTTCGTCCGGCGGCGCGGGCACCTCGTCGGGATCGGTGAGCCCCGGCTGCACGCCGGGATCGAGCAACTTCGCGAGCTCGTCCTGGTCGAACCCCAGCAGTGACCAATCGATGCCGGCGCCCTGCAACTCTGCCAGCTCGATCGGCAGCAGCTCCATGTTCCAGTCGGCCAGTTCCGCAGTTTTGTTGTCGGCGATCCTGTACGCTCGAATCTGCTCCGGCGTCAGGTCGCGGGCCACGTGCACGGGCACCTCGACCAGCCCGAGTTTCTGCGCCGCCTTCCAGCGCGTGTGCCCGCAGACGATGACGCCGGCTTCGTCCACCACGATCGGCTGGCGGAAGCCGAAGCGCCGGATTGACTCCGCGACGGCGTCCACGGCCGCGTCGTTCTGGCGTGGGTTCTTTTCGTACGGTTTGATCTCGGCCAGCGGCCGCAGTTCAACGTTCAGCATTGGGCAGACCTCCGTGTCTCGGGTTTCGGGCGGAACCTCCGCCGCCCGGGCGGCCCCCAGGCCGCGAGGTTTGGCCCCAGGGCGTAGCGGGGCCGCCGGGTGGTACCGGCGTACCAGCCGACGCGCCCGCGTCGCCCAGGGTGGCCCCGTTGGCGCCGGCCGGGCGCCCGGACAGGCGCAACAAACTCTGTCGGTATTGCGAGCTGTTCCCGCGGCCCCTGCGGGCCGCCCGGCCCCTGGAAGTACCTAAACGTATGAGCGCGCGCACGCGCGCGCCCATACGTGTGCGTGGCCGCCTGTATGGCGGCACGCACACGGGGGGGTATGGGGGGGTGCGCGCGCTCATACGTTGACGGGTTTTGAGCAACGTATGAGCGCAAAACGCGTTCATACGCGCGCGCCCATACGTTGCCGGGGTGCGCTCATACGCGCTCATCGCGGGCCTCCTCGGCGGGCTTGGGAACGGTCGCGTAGCGGCTCGGGCGATAGCGTCCACCGCCCCAGTGGAACGCCAGCTCCATGTCCGCGGCCCAGCGGAGCAGCTTCTGAGCGTGCCGGCCGGACAGCCCCGCGACGGTTGCTTCACGCAGGATCGTCGACCGCGACTTGGGCTCGTTGCTAAGGAAGCGTGAGACGAAGTCGCGCACCTGTTCGTCGGCCGGCACGTCCGCGTCGTCCGACTTGCCCTTGCGCTTCGACTTGTCGCTTCGGAGCTGCGTCGGATCGAGCTCGGGCGCCGCCTTCCACAGTGGGAACAACCAGCGCAGCCCCATCGGTTCGACTGGCGGCCACGAGCGGACCGCCGCTTCGAGCACGACCGCGCCGGGCTCCTCGTGCGGCCGGAGCACGAGATGGGTGTCGGTCGCGCGGCTCTGGCTCCCGGCGCCCGCCCCGACATCCGTAACAGCCTTGGCGGACTGATTGCCCTTGGTCGAGTGGTGGATCAGCACGAACGAGCAGCCCAGCCGATCGGCCAGCGCGTCGACGTGGTTGTAGATGTTGGCCATCGTGCCGTTGTCGTTCTCGTCCATGTCACGCGGCATGAACCGGTAGAACGCATCCAGCACGACCAAGCCGAACCGCCCGGGTTCGATCGACTCGAAGTACTTCCCGAGCGAGAAGATGTCGCGGAGCTGGCCGCGCAGGCTCTGCACGGACATCGTTTCCGCGATCTCGTTCATGCCGATCCGCAGGCACTCGGCGACCTGCGGGATGCGGTGCGCGAGCGTTTCGGGGTGCAGCTCGTTGTCGATGATTAGCACGTTGCCGGTGATGGTCTCGAACGTGTCGAGCCACTTGCGGCCCGTGGCGACCGCCATCGCCAGCGCGAGGACGAGCCAACTCTTGCCCGTTTTGCTGGGCGCGATCACGTTCATCGTCTCGCCGCGGCGCAGCAGGCCGTGGATGACCGGCGGGCGCAGCGTCCGGTGCGTCGCCATCAACTCGCGGACCGTCAGAGGACTGGGCGGGGCGGGTGGGCCGCGGTCCTGCACCCAGTGGTTCTCGACCAAGGCGACCGAGACAGAGTCCGGCGCGTAGCGCGCAACGCTCGCTGCAGTGCGTTCGACCTCGCGCAGTGGCAGCGGGGGCGTGCAGCGGTCGGCGTTGACCTGCTGGAGCGCGGCGAAGATCTCGGCCTGCGACATCCCCACGCGGCGCATCGCGCCGGCCAGGCGCGCGAGCGTCTCGTTGCGCTGCCCCGTGGGTATCGCGTTTCCCGGCGTGCCGTCAGCGACAATGCCGTTCGACGCGGCCAGCGCTTCGAGCTGTTCGATCAGCCACGCCGGCGGTTCAGGCAGCCGTTGCGGCGGCATGCTCAGCTCGTGCTCGGCCTGCCAGGAATACGGCTTGCCCTCCACCACCGACGGCGCCACGAGCACGTAGCCGCCGTTGGCGCGCGTATCCACGTGCGGGGCAAGCCGGCCGGCTGTGTTGCGCCAGGCGTGACTGTCGGGCTGTCGGAAGAAGTAATGCCGTCCACCGCGCGGCGTGAGTGATTGCGGAGCAATCCCCAGGTCGGCCTGCTTCGCCGTGTCGTCGGCGAGCCAGGCGTTGCCCTCGCCGTCGATGTCGATGACGACCAGACCGTCGGTGCGGACGGCGATGTTCGCGTCGGGATGCTGCGTCCACCACGTCGTAATCTGCTCGGTATCGGTCGTCGCTTCGAGCAGCCCGTGTTCGGTGAGCGGTGTCTTGCGCCCTGGCGCGCACGGGAAGGCGGAGTAGCCGAGTTCGGCGTACCACAACGCCGCGTGCAGCATCGGGTTGTTCGGGCGCCCGGACATCAGAACGGCACCTCGTCGTTCTCAGCGCCGGCGTACTCCGGCAAGCCATCCTCGGACTCCGGCCGGGGCGGTTTCTCGCCGAGCTTCCAGCCCACGATCCGGTCGTACTTGTCGTTGGGCTTATGCATCACGGTGATCGCCAGCGTCGGCGCCAGCGCCCCCATGTCGGCGAGTTCGACGGCCTGCTCGATCGTGTCGGGGACCGGCTCGTGGCTACGCTGCCTCCACCATGCCACGGCCTTCTGCCGCGCGTAGCCGTCGTGCTCGAAGCAGACCCACTCGGAGACGTAGTGGTTGAAACCGATGCGGTAGTCCACGCGCATCGTGCGCGGCGCGTCCGGCGGCGCATCGCGCTTCACGTGGACGGCGTAGAAGGTCTCCTCGACCTCATACTCGGTCCGTGAAGCCTGATCGGAGAGGATGCCCTCGTTCGTCGCCGTGCCGTCATGCGTGCGCCGCTCGGGCGGCGGGAAGACGTGACCGCAAGCCGGGCATTGGGCGTAGCCGGCGGCGATGATCTCGTGGCACTGCGGGCACTCCTTCGCCGGCGCAGGCCCGGTCCCCTCGGAACCGACCGCGTTGACGCGGAGCTGATCGACCGGCCCGTGGCGCAGGACGTTGCCGCCGAAGTCAAGCACCAAAGCGTCGGTCTTGCCCGGGTGAAGTCTGAAAGCCCTCCCGACCATCTGGTAGTAGAGCCCCGGTGAGAGCGTCGGCCGCATCAGCGCCACGCAGTCGATGTTCGGCGCGTCGAAACCGGTCGTCAGGATGTTGACGTTGCAGAGGTACTTCAGTTCACCCGCGCGGAAGCGGCGAAGCGTCTCGTCGCGCTCGAACGGCAACGTCTCACCGCAGACGAACCCGCACTCTGCCCTGTGCCGCGTGCGGAGCGCGTCGGCGACGTGCATGCCATGCTTCACGCCCGACGCGAAGATCAGGACGCTCCCGCGATCCTGCGTGTGCTGCACGATCTCGCGGCAGGCGGACAGGACGAGGTTATCCGTGTCCATCAGCTCCTCGACCTCGCCGGCGACATATTCGCCGCCGCGGACGTGCAACTGGTCCGTGTCGGGTTTCAGGGAGCCAGCCTTCGTGCGCAGCGGACACAGGTAGCCCTGCACGATCAACTCGCGCACGCCGACCTCGAAGCAGACAGCGTTGAGGATGTTCTCGGGTGCGCAGATGCTGCCCGACTTCATGCGGAAGGGCGTTGCCGTCAGACCGATGACGCGGACCAGCGGGTTGACCTGCTTCATGTCCGCCAGGAACGTGCGGTACATGCCCTCGCCGTCGGGCGGGATCAGATGGGCCTCATCGACGATGACGAGATCGACCGCGCCGACATCGCCGGCCTTCTCGTAGACGCTCTGAATGCCAGCGATGGTGATCGCGTAGCCGAGGTCGCGGCGCTTCAACCCGGCTGAGTAGACGCCGACTGGGAGGTCCGGCGCGACGAGATGCAGCTTCTCAGCCGCTTGCTCGAGCAGCTCGCGGACGTGCGCCAGGATCAGAACGCGCCCGCCCCAGCGCTGGACCGCGTCGCGGCAGATCGTTGCCATCACCGGTGTCTTGCCGCCGGCGGTCGGAATGACGATGCAGGGATTGTCGTCGCGCGTACGCAGGAACGCGTACACCGCGTCGACCGCCTCGCGCTGGTACGGCCGCAGCTCCATCACGCCGCGACCTCCGAGCCGTCGGGCAGGATGCAGCGGTTGTCCATGATCGGGATCGTGTAGAGCGTGTCGCTCCGCCGACCGAGGTAGCCCAGGATGAACGCGTTGATCCACTCCACCGGCCGCCCCGTGCCATAGAGCGGGACCGGCTTGCACAGGCACCCGGCGCTGCGTGCCTGCACGACCTTCCCGGGCGACCAGATGTTCTGGATGATCGAAGCGTCCGCGCGATGCGTGTGGCCGTGAATGACGCTGCGGCCTTGGCTGATCTGGAGGTGCTGCCTGGTTGCGTTCCGGGCGTACGACCAGCCATGCACGGCGATGATGCGGCGGTTGATCGGGAAGTGCGGATACGTGCCGCCGACCGAGCCGTACGGCACGTATGTGCAGCGCGTGCGCCCCTTCGTCAGCTGCACGCGCGGCGCGAGCATCGAGTACGCCCCACGCCCTTCGGCCGTCGCCGCCGCCCAGCGGTCGAGCCGGTACTCATGATTGCCCTCGACGATGACGAGCCGGTCGCAGACCTTCTGGAGCCGATCGAGCAGCGCATTCGCCGCGCGCAGGTCGTCGACGTAGTCCGTCTCCTTCATCCCGTACGTGGGCGGGTGGACCGAGAACTGGCCGCAGTCGAGCAGGTCACCCAGGCAGATGATCAGGTCCGGTCGCAGGCGCTCGGCCGCGCGGCGGAACACCCGCACCGCCTTCTCGTTCTGGTGCGGGATGTGCACGTCGCCGAATGCCAGCATCGTCGTGCTGTGGGGCTTGGCCATCACTCCTCCCCCGCGACCATCGCTGCCGTCCGCGCGTATCCGGCGATGTCGACCAGGTTGTCGCGCTTGTGATGGTGGCTCTGGCGCGCCAGCTTGATGGCAATCATGCACAACGGGATGTCCATCGCGGTGACGGCCTGCCCGTTGCGCAATTTGCCCGCCAGGATGCCGGTCCACATGTGCGCAGCCCGGGCGAAGTCATCGGCAGGGGCGCCGTACTCAGCGCGACGCGTGCCCTCCGTGATGCGTTTGGCCTCGTCCAGGATCGATTCGTCGGCCGGCGGCTGCACGAGCCGCAGTCGGTGCAGCGCGACGGTGGGCGTCGGAGCGTTCGCGAGCGGCTGGAGCGTGACCGCGTCGATGATGGCGCAGCCCATTTCGTGGGCGACCAGGTACTCCAGCTTGGCGCCGCGCGAATCCTCCCAGCCGGGCAACATCGCGATCGCGTCGCATTGCGCCAGCGCCGCCAGGTCGAGGCGCAGGTATTCCTCGCGGGGAAGGTCCTTGCGCCCGCCGAAGTTCTCGGCCGGATTGAAGACCGCCCAGCCGGCCGCGGCCAGCCGCTCGGCCGCCGCGTGGAACGCTGCGAAGTTGCAGTTCGGGTAGCCGGTCATCGGTCCGGCGATGTAGATGCGCTTCGGCTCGGGTTGTGCCATTCCGCAGTCCTCCTGAGTGGGCCGATCAGTTCAGGCACACGCACTCGCTGGTCGGGAAAGGCAGCGGGTCGCCGGTTTTCTCGGCGACGCGCACGATGACCTTTCCCCCGGCGACGCCCTCGGCCCTCTCCAGCAGCAGCCACACGATCTGGCTGTCGTCCTGGAACACGCCGCCATGCTGAAGCGAATCACCGATGGCCTTGAACGTGTTGTCGACATCACGTTTGCGCCGGTCGGGCGGATACAGCTCGACATGCACAGCCAAGGGCCCGGCCTGAGGCGTCATGCTGGCGGCCTTGAGGATTGCCCCGACCTGCTCGCGGTATGCGCGCCCCTGCCGGCTGATCAGCATCCGGCCGCGCCACGTACGCCAGTAGTGGTTGACGCTCGGCGGCCAGGGCAGCGTGATGGTGATCATCCGTGACCTCGTGAAGCACCCATGCCCAATCGCTCCATCACGCCGCCCGGCCAGACGTGCGCCGAGCCGACCGACGAGGTGAATCAACGCTTCCAGGGCGGCGCGCCGTTGTTGCCCGCCGGGGCCGGCGCCCGCGCCGCGACCGCGTCCTTCTTGGCGTATCCCTTGATGACGTTGCCCATCTCACCGGTGTCCGTGCGTTTCTTCTGGCCGACCGTGATGACGAGCGGGATGTTGTGCAGCTCGATGCTGTCCTTCGGCGCCGGTACGCCGACCGCGCGGCAGATGGCTGAGAGCTCGGCCCGCGCGATCTTGACCGTCGTGGCGTTCGGGTTGTCCAGGTTCAGCCGCGACCAGATCAGACGGCCCTTGTACTCGCCCTCGATGACCTGGAAGGTGAACTGCAGGTACTGCCCGCCGCTGGATTTCGTGGGCTTCATCTCGCTCTCGGTGATCGCGGCCAGGTACTTCCCGGCCGGGATGGCCTCGAAGGCGAAGTTCGGGTCGACGTCGTTGGCGTTGAATCCGTTCAATGTGGGCACGTTCAGACTCCTTGCTCAACAGGCTGCTCGGCATTGGCCAGCGGGTCCTCGCCGCGCGCCAGCGCGGCGTAGATGCCGTAATCCAGCGAAATTTCGTCCGGGAGGTTCAGGCGGTTCTTCGCGACGTGGGCCGGGCGCTCGGTCGTGCGGATGATCCGCTCGCCGGTACCGATGCCCTGCACGCGTTTGCGGTCGAACCCCTCGTTGGTGGTCTTCGTGTGGATGCGGTAGGTCGTGAACAAGACCTCATCGCACCACTCCTGCACCAGCGCCGAAGCCAGCTTCTGGAGCCGCGGGCTGTAACGGTCGTAGGTGTCGGTCTCCGGGTTGGCGAACTTCTCGATCTGGGCGTGGGCGATCAGGATGACGTGCATGCCGCGCTCATTGCGCAGCGCGTCGAGGCCGGCCAGCACTTCGCGCCAGTTGGTCAGCGCGAAGACGTACCCCTTGCCATAGCCGATGTCCTCGATGCTCTCGACGCCGCGCTTCTGGCACACGTCGGCCCAGATCAGTCGCTCGAGCCAGTCGAGCGAATCGATGACGACGGTCTGGTACTCGTGCGGTTCGGTGTAGAGCTCCGCTAGCGCCGCTATGACGTCGGCGTACTTGCCGGCGACGGGGAAGCGCTCGCACTCGATGTTGCCGAGGCCATCTTCGGTTTGAATGAAAACAGGCCGCTCGGCCATCGAGCCGAACGTCGACTTGCCGACGCCATGCACGCCGTACATCAGCGTGCGACGCGGCGCGGCCACCTTGCCCCGTTGGACTTGTTCAAGCAGTTTCATTCCGTTCTCCTTCGTTTGCTCGCGTCGTGAAGCCGGGACCGGGGCCGCGTTGTGTTCCCGCCCAGCCCACTGGGCCAGGGTATGACGGCCACGCGGCCCCGGGCCTCGAATCACAGACGTTCGACCAGCCGGAGCGACTCGTAGCGTGTGAACCAGGCGCCGCTTTCACGGCAGCGCCGCAGGTCGGTCATGGCCTGTTCGTTGTCTCGCTGCGCCTCGTCGAGGACCGCAGGCACGATCCGCCATACTCCGCAGCGGAACGGCTCGCGTTTCTCGACCGCGACGATGTGCACCGGCAGGACGTGCCCCGAGACCGCCGCAACCAAGGCGCGGTAGAAGGCCACTTGATGCAAGTAGCCGAACGCCCGCATCGAGAGCTCGAACGTGTCGATTTCGTCCGCGGTCTTGAGGTCAACGATCCCGCCGCCATCAATGGAGCTGATCCAGTCGATGCGCGCCTGGCAGTGGAAGTTCGCGTAGGCGCCGCGCACGACGCCCTCCGCAACTCCCTCCGCGAAGAGCTCGCGCGCGAAGAGGTGCTCCTTGACCGCCGCCGCCATCTGCTCGACCAGCGCGGCTTGGGCGTCGGAAAGCACCGGCTTGCTCTGCTTCTCCGCCCATTCGGCGAAGGCCTTTGTCAGCGAGCCGAACGGCTGGCCGGTCTTCGGGTTGATCGGCCCCCCGACGGCGTACTCGCGCTGGTAGCGCTCGCGGCCTTCGAGAATCAGCGTGTGCGCCGCGCGGCCGATCAGATAGGCGGTCGTGTCGCGCTCGGGCACGAGCCCGAGTTCCTTCTTGCGGTACAGCAACGGGCAGCGCCGAAACTCGTTCAGGGCATGCGCCGACAGGAAGTCCTTCCCCTTGGCGTGATAAACGTCTGCGGGCTCGCGAACGAGGAATCCGAGGTCGATGTTTGCGGTCATGATCATCCTTGCCTGCTGCGACGCCATTTCGCGCTCCTCGGAGGCCCGCAGCGTCGAACGCCCGGGCCTCCGGGGACTACCTGAGCCATGTGCTCTCTGGTTACCTATGCCGCGCAGGACCGCGCTGCCCGGTCAGTTGGGCCCGAGACCGGCTTTTTCGAAGTGAATGCGAGCCCGCGCCAGGGTATTGAGAACCTGGCGGCGGGATCGGCCGAAAGCTCTGGCGGCGCTAGCCACGCCGTGCTCAGCCGCGTGGATCAGGATCGCTCGGTCTTCCGGCTGCACGTTCTGCATTGCATGCTGAACAGCTTCGCGCAGTTCGAGCTGCTCGACAGGAGATTGGGGATCCGTCTGGGTCAACCGCCGGCCATCCTCTTCCAGCAGCACCTGACCCAGTGTGGTGACGTCGCCGTCACACTCCACCGGCGTGCTTTCCAGGGAAACCGCCTTGTAGGACTCGCGGCGCTTATCCCGTTCACGGTAGCGCAGCTCCATCCCCACCCAGGTGTTGATGGCGTTGGTGACGAAGGCCTCCAGGTTGCCCCGCACGGGGTCGAACAGGTGCGCCTTCTCCAGGAGGTACAGGCGCATGCTCTGCCGGATGTCGTCATAGTCCGACCGGGAGAAGTCGGATCGCCGGCAGAGCTGACGGGCCTTGATGCGGATGAGAGTGACGGTGAAGGGGTCCGAAACGATGTCGTGGCGCTCGGCCATGATTCCTCAAGGCCGGTCCACTTGCTCCCGGACCAATCAGCGATCACACGTCGAAGTCTGTGCCGCGACAACGCGCCGCGAGGAAACCACAGGTGCGGTCGTGACTGACCGGTATGAGCCGGCCGGCCTCGACCGAGGCCCGCGGTGTCGCGGTTGGCGCATGAAAACGCGAGCCGTCGGCTCGCGCGGGTGTCCCCTAAGTTGTTACTGATAATGGGTTAACGTCGCTCGATGAATTTCTTCGACCTGTCGCGGCGTTGCGACGCGACAGTTCTTGAGACAGATACGGAGTCCTCCCCAGACAAGACCTCGGCCCGTCCGCCGTGACGTTCGACGGCTCCTCTCACTTTGTCCTTGCCGATCTTCTGGCCGGTCTGCTCGGTCAGCGCGGCCGCCGCCTTGCGATACGAACCGTGCTGCTTGAAGGCCGCCACATAGGCATCGTCAGTGAGCAGCGACTTGATCTCAGCCTTCACCTGCCTGCGAACCATCTTCTTGCCCGTCGGCCCCAGCGCGATTGCCTCCGCGGATGCGGCGAGACGGTCGGCGGCTCCGACGGCGTCGGCCATCGCTACCACATCCAGAACCAGCTGGTCGTCGTGCCAGGTCGTCAGCTCACTTAGCGGAATCGCCGCCGGGACCGGACCCGGCCAGACCCGCGTATCGGGCACGTGCCTCGGGACCAGCACAATGGCGCGACCGCCGGCGCCGATATGGGCCGCGACGGCTGGGGCGTCGTCATCCTGCATTCGCCGGGCGAAGACAACCTCGCGCGTGTTGCTACTGCCAGGGGGCCAGGGCGTGCGCCCCAGCCTCCACAAACGGTCGGCGACGACCGGTTTCGGTCTGCCTTTGAGCCCAAGTGCCCCGGCGAGGACGGCCGCCAAGCCAGCAAGGTCCACCTGCCAGCCGTTGCACATCTCCGGTCGGACCTCGACGCGCAGCGACTCCGGACACCAGATGTAGAAGCGTTTCGTTCCGTCCGGACCGGCGCGGATCGTGACCGGCTCGATGTGCCCATCGGTGCAGTTGGGGCACGGAGCGTAGAGCCCACCCGGCCCGCGGCGGATCAGTTTGAGATGGCAGAATTGTCCGAGCGACCCCGGCGGCCAGAGGGCAATCTCAGCGTGATCGAAGACTCGCCCCTGGTCGTCGGCTGCGGCCAGAATCAACCCGAGCAGGTCAGTGTTCGTCATCATCGTCAGCAACAATCTCCCACAGTTTCAAACAGCGCTCGCCAACCTCGCGCTGTTCGTCGGGCTTGCTCTTGAGGTTGCAGGAATTCGGAACCAAGACATCGAACGTCAGGGTCGGCTGCCGACCCGGACCGTCGTGCCGGAACTTGAGGTGAAAAGTCGCCTGGAGCACGCGCGTGCCCGCTGCCGTGATGACGCTGGCCTTCAGCCACCGTTCCATCTTGCGGTAGAGGTCGTTGGGGTGGGCCTTGGGATCGGCCTGGATCTCGACGTAGCCGCCGCTGCCGTGCGGCGCCAGGCGCAACCGTGTGATCCGAGCCTCCTCGACGCCGTCCTGCGGATCGGTTGGCAGCGGATACTCGGGGGTCAACAGGTGATCGAGTTGGAACGACGGACGCAGCGGATCGGCTGGATCGATATCCTCGCCGAGCACCGCCTGGCAGAAGGCCGCCTGGAGCGGCTCTGACACCTTCTTGCCGCCCTGGGCAAAGAGCTCCATCGACCCGTCGTCACCGTTGTAGACGAAGACGTTCTCGAAGGCATAGCGGTCCGCACGCACCGTGGGCTCGTCGCCGTCACCGTCGAACACGAGGCGCTTGTCGGGATAGTCGTCGAGATAGGCGAAGAAGTAGTTCGATCCGCCCGATCGCGGATAATGCACCACGTGACAGTGCCTGCCGCGCATCTGCGTCGGGCCGTAGAACGACGTCAACGCCTCCGCCAGCCTCTCACGCACGGCCTGGTCCACCACGATCTGCTTCCTGGGCAGGCCGTTGCGGCGGTTCCAGTAGCGCCCGGCCGCGAGGGCGTCGGCGCGGGCGAACATTGCCGCCTCGTCGAATGCCTCCGGCACGTGCAGGAACATCCACATCGCCTTGTCGGCCTTGCTCACCTGGGCCTTGAACTCGTCGGCCCGCTCCGGGCAACGCCACAGAATCTCCTCGGCAAGCACCGCCAGCCCGCGGTGGTCGGCCAACTCGTTGATGTCGCGGAGGATGACCTGCACCTCGAGCTTCTGTCGCTCGGCCAGTGCCTGCCACCCCTCGAAGATGGGCTCGATCCTGTGCTCGGTCAGATCATCCCACGCGACGTCGGCGAGCTCGCCGCGCCGGGTGAAGAACTCGCGCAGAAGGGAATTGGAGACGTGCTTGAGGACTTTTCGGGGATCAAACGGCTTGGCCATACCGATGGCTCCTCGCTCCGCAGGTTTTGTGGTCCCGCGCGAGGCGGAGCGCCCGCGTGGCCGCCAATGCCGCCCGGTAGCAGTCGGCCCGCAGGCCAGATAAACTGACCCCGCACCGCGCCGGCGAGAGGGCGGAACACCCGTCCCCTCGTAACGATTACGCTCGCATGAGCCGCGGCCTTAACCCGGCTGAGGCTGTTTCTTGGCACCCCCGAGTTAAGGCTGCCACGTAGTCTTGATGACGGCAGAAGGTGGATGCGATGGCAGACGACGAATTGACGCTCAGCGATTCGGACATCGTCCTGATGATGGCCACGCAGGACCGCGGGGGTCTGCGCCTCCTGATTGAGCGGTACGGCGGTCGTTTGAAGGCCTTCCTCTTCAAACGGTTCGGGAGCCTCCTCCAGGAAGGCGAGCTGGACGAGGCCCTCAACGTGGCGTTCTACAACATCTGGCGATTCGCGGATCGCTACGACGAGAGCAAGGGCACGCTCGCCTCATGGTGCATTCGCATCGCCCAGAACGCGGCCAAGGACATCATCAGGCGAGAGACGAAGTACCGCGACAAGAACCTGGAGTACGACCCCAACTACGACCCCGCTGACCCACACGAAGACGACGCGGCGGGACGGGCAGACGATGCCGAGGACCCCACGCTTGACCACCTGCGTCAAGCCATCCAGAAGCTGCCACCGCTTCAAAAGGCGATCATCGAGGCAGACCTGGCCGCCGGCGGGTTGGCGGACGCGGGCCGCTTGGCG